ACTGTGGGCAGTGCTACCACAGCAGGTACCGCAGGCACAGTAACCACATCGGCTCAGCCAAACATCACAAGTGTTGGTACATTGACTGCACTAACAGTGACTGGCAATACCACTGGCGGCAACATCTTGACTGCCGGACAAATTTCAGCAACAGGCAATATCACTGGTAATTATTACATTGGAAATGGTGCGTTTTTAACTGGACTCAGTGCGGGCACTGCTTCCAATATTGCTAACGGTTCTACAAATATCTCTATTCCGGTTGCTTCGGGCAACATTGCTATCAGCGTGGGCGGAGCGTCAAACACAGCAGTGATCAATTTGGGCAGTTTCTTGTTAAACGGCGCTTTTGCAGGTCCCAAGACGCTAAATGCTAACGTAGTTGTAGCAGACTCAGTAAATGCCATGTTGCTGGGTCCTGTAAGCATAGGAGCAGGGTACAATATCTTTGTGCCCACTAGTTCCACCTTATATGTTTACGCACCATAAATATACGCAAGGATAATTTTTATGGCATTAACACTAGACGGCACAACAGGTATATCAGCAACAGGTAATATTTACGGCGGCAATCTTATTGTTACCAACAGTCTCACTGCTGGCAGTTTTGCTCCTACTTTGCTCAGTTCCACAGGTAATGTAACTGGTGGAAACTTGCTCACAGGTGGTATTGTAAGTGCCACAGGTAACGTAACTGGCAATTATTTTATTGGTAACGGCTCACAACTGACAGGTGTAGATGCTACCCAAATTATAAACGGAACATCAAACGTCAAAGTCAATGGTTCTGGTGGCAATATTACACACACAGTGGCCGGCACAGCCAACGTTGGTGTATGGTACAATGCTGGTTTGAGTATTACAGGTGACTTGACTGTGACTGGTAACGCCACGCTAAGTGGCAACATTCTGGGCGATCGAATCCAAAATGGAACCACACTGATTGACATTCAAACAACCAATGGCAACGCCAACATCACAGTTGGTGGTACGTCAAACGTGGCTGTATTTGCTACTACTGGTGCCTACATAACTGGTTTAAACAGCGTGAGTGGTAATGTAACTGGTGGTAACTTGTTAACAGGTGGATTGATATCTGCAACTGGCACCATAACCGGCACAAGTCATTTGGGTGCTGTGGTATCAGTAACTGGTAACGTAACTGGTGGTAACATTTTAAACAATGGATTAATTTCTAGTACTGGTAATAGCACCGCAGGAAATTATTTAACTGCTGGATTGATCAGTGCCACTGGCAACATCACAGGCAATTACATTCTTGGCAACGGCAGTCAACTTACCGGAGTAGATGCCACCCAAATCATAAACGGCACATCAAATGCCAGGGTTGTGAGTTCAGGCGGAAACATAGCAGTTGGTATTGGCGGTACTGCCAACGTGGCTGTGTTTGCCACTACCGGTGCTTTCATTACTGGTGTTAACAGTGTAAGTGGCAACGTAACTGGTGGCAACTTGTTGACTGCTGGTATAATGTCAGCAGGTGGTAATATCTTTGCTGCCAATATTATAGTTACTGGAGGTTTTTACGACACTGGTGATCATTTGATCACCAGTACGGCCGCCAACGCAAACGTCACTTTAACCCCAACTGGTACTGGTACAATAATTGCCAATAAAGATTTTACTAATGGTCAGGCCAACGGCGTGGGCAATATTGGTAATGCAACAGGTTACTTTAATACCATATTTGGTAAAGCAACCACAGCACAATACGCTGACTTGGCTGAACTTTATTCAGCAGATGCCAAGTATGAACCAGGAACTGTGTTGGTGTTTGGAGGCAACAATGAAGTTACTGTGTCAACTGTGTCGGCTGATCCGCGAGTGGCCGGAGTAGTTTCTACCAACCCTGCTCACTTGATGAACAGTGTGCTTGAAAGTGAATATAAAGTAGCAGTGGCTCTTCAAGGTCGTGTGCCAACTTCGGTTACAGGTACCATACGCAAAGGTGACATGATGGTCACAGCCGGCAATGGAGTAGCACAAGCCAGTGCCGCACCTGCCATGGGCACAGTGATCGGCAAAGCACTGGAAAATTTTGACGGTGTATCAGGTACTATTGAGATTGTGGTTGGTAGACTATAAAGTCTGTTCCACTTGCTGTATCTTTTGCTGAACAGCATCAATATTCATAGTATTCCATAACCCAGGATGCATGGGTCGGGGCCAAGTGCCAGCATCGATCCAGGCATATCCCATGTGTTCGTAGTTGAGTCTAGGAACAAACTCTGCATCTACAATACAAACCCAAGTGTGATACTCAAAAGCCAAATCTGCTGAGGTAAATTTTTCTAGTGGTATCAAGCGCAAGTAGGTGGGAAAGAAACCCAGTTCTTCAATACATTCACGTTCCATGCCGCCTAATAGAGTTTCGCCTGTTTCAATCTTGCCACCTGGCAGGCCCCAAGCACCAGGATGTTTGGCGTCATTGCGCAATAGATAAAGATAGCGGCCTGTGTCCCGACTACGGAACCACACACCCACGGCCTTCAAAGCACTAGACTCCATGTGCCTCCAACATACACACCTTGATAACTCTTGATCCATTCCATACCAGTCCACTCGTATTGAACACCTGTTGTAATGTTTGTGACATATTGCACAGTATCTGCTTGCGCCACACTGTTAAAAACAATTCGCCAGTAAGTACCAGTCCATTCAATCACATCATTGGCCGCAGCCACCAGTGGTTGGCCGATAGCGCCGAGCCACGCTTCGGGAGGATACAAGTTTGGACCAGCATATGTGGCAGCCCCAGTTCCTGATCCCGCACCAGTTGCATAAAAACTTATGCCCACACTATTACTGGTTGCACCAATAGCAACAAAATTAGTATTACCCACATATGATATTGTGTAACGTGTGCCAACAACAAACGTACCGGCAGTGGCAGTATACGCAACATCATTGCTACCAGTTGGTTCAGTTAACAAATAACGTTGTCCCACAGCCGGTGCAGGTAATCCATAGTTGGGACCTGAGATTAGCGGATCAATAATAGCAGTGATTGGTGACAGGGTATTTTGTGGTGCAGTATCTTGATCAATGTTGTAAATCAACAGTCGATCATCGTTGGGATTGATCACAATAGTACCCACAATTGTAGTGCCGTCCTCTTGGTCCAGTCGTATTTGACTGATTCCCGGACGTAGCACACCGTAGGCACTGATCACAGCCGGCCACAATAGGCTACTGCCCGCTACAATTGCTGTGGGAGTCAAATCTTCGTTAGCACCATTTGGCACAATAGTACGGCCTTGCAAGCATTGTATTTGATTTCCAATTACAACAATTTCGTAGTTCCAAGGAGTAACTATGACTCTAGTTCCTAATAGCAAGTCATTGTCTGTGACTGCATTGCTTAGATCACCTTGAGCATCGTACATGCTCATGATCACACGTTCAACCACACCCAGTTTCTTGACCTTGGCCGGACTTGAAATCCAAATTGGCAAACTAAATTTGATAGTGGCCATATCTATGGGGTTTTCTGTACCAATTGGTACAGTTCTTGAAGTCCATGTTACTGACTCTAAGTCGACTACACTCAAACTGGTCCAGTCAATAAAATTGTCTGTGCTCTGCACTTCTAGGCTGGGGTTAAACAATGTTAGTATCTGTTCCAGCAACTGCATTTTTTGATTGGTATTACTTGTCCAAATGTCCAGCGTAATGCCCAATTTGTAAGGCACAGGCATTAGTCGTTCCACAGTAAACGCATTGCCTTGTGTGGTTTCAAACGAGTCAGTTTCAGTATCATACGTGCGTTGACGCACATTGAGTTTGCTCACATGATAGGGCTCTTGCATTCTGGGACGATCATAATCTAAACTCGACACATAAAAAGTCATGAGTGGTGAGGCTGGCATTGAGTTACGACTGTTCTCTTGAATGATAACCTGTGCATTACGACTAGCATCTCCATATCGAACAGGCACACGTATCAAGGCAGCGTTGTTTACGCCATCTGTTTCGTTACCATATTCAATTTGGAAGTTACTGACAATTCGTGTGAACTGCAATAAAAATCTGCGTATTTGCGCATCGTAAAAGAACATTTGACTCATGATTAACTCGATTTCTGGCCCGGTTGTGTATCTGGAGGCGGTTTGGGATCCAGGAAACCTTTCTGGTCTCCGTTGTCGGCACGTGGTCGGAGTATCTGGCTGAGACTCTGACGTTGTGGAATATTACCAAGATCTGTTGTGGACGTAGTGTATGTATTGTTCACAAAGCCCGACCGTAAAGTATCATTGGTGGGCCCGTTGTTGAGATTTGTTCGCACTTTGTCCTCAATTTTAATCCAACGCTTGCTGTCGTAACGGAACAGTCTATTGGGGAAGTAATCCACTCGCAAGCAGTAGTCGCCGGCCACAGCGCCAAGCGGGAACTGTACGCCTGAGGTAACTGGCAACCCGTTTGGTGTCACACCATCGCCAGTCAAGTAACCCACAGTGTAGCCATCTGCTTTGGGTGTTACATTCATGCCACCTTGTGTGCCGTCTACTGTGTCTCCATTGATTGTGGTTAGTGAAGTAGGATTGGCCGGTTGACCGTTGTCCAGTGTGGCCACAACATAGAGAGGCTTAACATCGTAGCCCGATGCTGGTACTTCCACATCTGCTTGTGTGAGAATAGCATCGTTGATTTGATTGTCTTTGGGACGAGTGCTAAACACTTCGCTTTGTGTGGGCGGAGTATACACTTGCCAATAATCAGTATTATTGATATCTGTACCAGCAGGCACATTCTGTTTGGCTTGATAATAAACATCACCGTAATTGGTAACCCATCCTGTGGGATAGAAGTTGCCGTTGTCCCATATATTCTCTGATACCACTGGCTTCTTGAGTATGTCTTTGAACTCTTGATTGTTGGTCATTGGAGTTGCTTTCACACGCCAAGTGTGTGGCAACCAAGTTTGGCTCATACCTTCTGTGGCATAGTCAGCATCTTGAACCACGTAGTACCTGGGCAAGGGCTGAGGAATTGCTTGATTAAGTGGATAGTAATCTTTCAAGTTGGGCACTTCTAATACATCACCGTTCATGATCTTGCGTCCCAGACTGTCAATC